TAATTTGTAATGAAGCATTTAAATCATTCCAGGTAGAATCATCACAAGCGGTATAATCGTATTCACTTTTAGTAGCTGGTTCTACTTTAGCACCAAAGATATTAATTCCTTCTCCTTTAGATAGCTTAAGTTCTTCCATTGCAGAAGGTCTTATTTTTGTAATTACATCTTCCAACAAGTGTTTAAGTGCAATAAATTGAACTATTTTTTTACTTGCTGATATTTCGCCTTCTATAATTGGTATAGATATTAATTCTACTGCGTGAGATATAGAAGATTTACTAATATTTTCAAAGTCTATAATTTGTGCCTTCTCAAGGTCATCAATCGCATTTTTATTTATCATTTTGTTAGTGCTTCAAAGGTTTCATCATTCATTGTATATCTCTCTTGGATAGCTTTTAGATTCTTGTTATCCTTTAGGTAACCTGCTCTGCATTTATCAAATAATTCCGTTCCTACTTTTAAAATTGGTTTAGCCATTCTATCAGCTACTGCTTGTGCAGCATCGTGAACATTCGTAGCATCAGCATCTTTGGTATCATCCAGTAAAAATAAAGCTGAAAGCGCATACTTTCGAGAATATGAACTTGAACTACCGAACGACTGCGCAATATCCATTCCCTTGCGATTTGGGTCTATACCAGCAGAAGCACAAGATTCAAAAACTTTACCTGATTTATCCTGTAATGTAACAGAACTTTCGCAAAAAATAATACCAGCTTTCTCTTGAATGTTATCCGATATTGTCATCGTGCATTCGTACTTTAAAAGTAATGGTTTTACTGCTTCTAATATATCCTCAGTTGAGCGATACTTGTACTTTCCAAAGGAATTGTACTGATTTTTATGCTTCTGTTGAAAACTTTGATGTACAATTTGATACAGTTACTACTGACCCTTTTAATGAAGTTAAGCACGAACTAAACGGAGAAGCACGAGATATGTATATGGCAAGAGTTTTAGGTAAAATAAGGATGTATTCAAGAAAGTACAATTACCATCACGCCATTATTATGCACAATGCAAGGGAAACTGGAAGCAAAAGAGAACAAGATGGAATAAGTTATTACCCTCCTGCTGACCCTCGTTACATTGATGGTGGAGAGACTGCATTTAGAAAAGGGGAGCAAATGATTTGTGTTTGGCGTTATCCTAATGGCTTTAAAGATGAATTTGGAAATGTTTACCAGCCTAACCAGGTTAAAATTATAGTGCAGAAAACAAAACCTAAAGGAATAGGTAATTTAGGCGAATTTGACTTATTTTTTGATAAATATAGAAACTGCTATTATGAAGAAATTGGAGGCGTTAAAAGTTATGCAGGGAAATATGTTACATTTGAAGAACCAAAAATATTACCTTTTTAACTATGAATGTATTATCATTATTTGATGGAATGTCTTGTGGTCAACAGGCATTAGAAAGAGCAGGAATTAAAGTAGATAACTATTTTGCTTCCGAAATTGATAAGTATGCAATCCAGGTTACAATGGCTAATTATCCAAATACTAAACAACTTGGGTCAGTAGTTAATGTTAATGCAGCTGATTTGCCTAAAATTGATTTATTAATAGGGGGTAGTCCTTGCCAGTCTTTTAGTTTTGCAGGTAAACGAAAGGGTATGTCTACAAAAGATGAACAAGAAATACTTACTTTAGAACATTATTTAGAATTAAAAGCAGAAGGTTTTGAGTTTGAAGGTCAATCTTATTTATTTTGGGAGTTTATGCGATTACTAAATGAAACAAAGCCAAAGTATTTTTTATTGGAAAATGTTAAGATGGCTAAAAAATGGGAAATAATTATAAATAAAGCAATTGGTATAAATCCTATTTTAATTGATAGTGGTTTAGTCAGCGCACAAAGCAGAAAAAGATTATATTGGACAAATATTCCTAATATTGAGCAACCTAAAGATAAAGGTATTTTACTTAAAGATATAATTGAAATTAATGTTGATACTAAATTTTGGTATAATAATGATTTCATTTATAATGGAGATAATGAAAAAATTCAAGCTACGCTAAATATTAAATCTAATGATATAATAAAAAGAGTTTATAATCTAAATAATAAATGTGCTACTTTAACTTGTTGTAAAGGTGGTCATTTACAAAAAAAAGTTTTTCAAAATGGGAGCTGCAGAAAATTAACTCCATTAGAATATGAAAGATTACAAACAGTTAAAGATAATTATACTAATTTAGTATCGGACAGTCAGAGATACAATATGCTTGGTAATGGCTGGACAGTTGATGTTATTGCACACATTTTTAAATATATTATATGACACTACAAGAATTTGCTAAATATTCAGAAGCCAGGCTTTTTAGTTTAGAATTATTTGAACAATTACCAATCCATAAGCTATCTTCGCAGTATTATGTGGATGCTTTAAGAGAAATCATAAGCCTAATTAATCCAGCGCAAGACAAGAAATTTATATTATCAGATGAAAAAGTTACCCGAGTTAAGTGATACATTAAAAGCCGTTTTAGAGGCTGACCTTGATAAAAGGATTCCAAAGACTGATTTTAGGCAATCAACCTTGTACAAGATAGCAGATTTACTTTGTGTGATGCAAATAAAGCTATTAGAGGCAAACAAAACTAAATTAGGTACAAAGACCTACCAAGATAATTTAACTGCATTAGAAACGCTTAATTTGGCTTTTACGATATTGACTGATTTGCAAGGCGAGAATTTGCTTTTACGAAATGAGTTATTAACTTTGAGGCACGAAGCGGAGGTAATTATAGCAGAATTGACTGAAAGGGTTAAAACGCTGGAAATGATAGATGACTTATGAGTATAATCTTTGTAATATTAGCAGCTTTCTCTAATGCAGTAATGGATGTATTAAGCACCAGGTACGATGTTTCTATATTTAGAGACTTTAAGAATGAGAAATTTTGGGATTGGAGGCTAAGCTGGAAGAACAAATGGAAGAACGGTAGTATCTTAAACGGAGAACGATTCTTTTTATCTTCTACTTGGTTAGTCTTTTTGACTGATGCTTGGCATTTATTTAAGGCTTTAATGTTAGCTTTTGTATCTTTGGCTATTATCTTTTATAAACCTATTTTTGGAATGTTAGATGTATTTTTATTCTGCATTATTTGGGGAGTAGTATTTGAATTGTTTTACACTAAATTACTTTTAAAATAAAAATAGTCAGGTGGATGTAATGAGGGATGGTGCCCAAGCCCAATAAAATGGTTGTTTATCCGGTTCGAATCCGGCCCTGACTACAAAAAATAAACTTATGAGTACAACAATCTTAAAAAAGAAAGCAGATGCTATATTTTCGATTTATATTCGTTTAAAGTACGCTGATGAGAATTTAGATGTCAAGTGCTTTACTTGCGACAAGGTTTTGCCTTATAAGAAGATTCAAAATGGGCATTTTTATTCAAGAGGTATTTTAAGTTTAAGATATGATGAGCAAAACTGCCGACCACAATGCTACGGATGTAATATAGCCAAAAGCGGTAATTATATCGAATACTACAAAAGACTTGAAAAAGAAATAGGTAAAGGTGGAATGGATTTCCTTGAACACAAAAGACACCAGGTAAAAAAGATGGGTAAGTTAGACTATCAGGAGTTGATTGACCTATACACGCAAAAAGTAGCTGAATTATAAAAAAATATTACCTTTGTAAAATGAAAACCGAATTAGTAAGCATAAAATTAGTAAAGTCAAACCCGAACAATCCACGAATTATAAAGGATGATAAGTTTGCAAAATTAGTAGCATCAATTAAGGAGTTTCCAAAGATGCTTGAAATAAGACCTATTGTTGTAAACGATGATATGATAGTCTTGGGTGGTAATATGAGATTAAAGGCTTGTATTCACGCTGGATTAAAAGAAGTTCCAATTATTAAAGTTACCGATTTGACAGAGCAAGAACAAAAGCAGTTTATTATAAAAGATAATGTAAGCGGTGGCGAATGGGATTGGAATATGTTAGCTAACGAATGGGATGTTACAGAATTAGAAGATTGGGGTTTAAGTGTAGGAGGTTTTGATTTAAATAGCGATGAATTAGGCGAAGAATTTAGTTTAGCAGAAGGGGATAAATCTCCATTTCAACAAATAACTTTTACTTTAGCTGATGAACAAGCAGAACAAATTAAAAATGCAATAACTGATATAAAAAAGACCGAAGAATATAAGTATGCAGAAACTATGGGAAATGAAAATAGTAATGGCAATGCTTTATATTTAATTATTATGCAATGGGCAGAGCAAAAGAAATAATTGTTAAAGTTATTCCAAGTAAGATTGCTAACGAATTTGTTAAGTTAAATCATTATTCAGGGAAAGTAGTGCCTAATAGTACATTGCACTTTGGTTGTTTTTTAGATAATAAATTGCACGGTGTTTTAAGTTATGGACCAAGTATAAATAAAAAAGGCACTATAAATTTAGTTGAAGGTACTGGTTGGAATGAATTTATTGAACTTAATAGAATGGCTTTTGATGATTATTTGCCTAAATATAGTGAAAGTAGATGTATTGCAATTAGTATTAAATTAATTAAAAAAAATGCACCTCAAATAAAATGGGTAATAAGTTTTGCAGATGGTACTCAATGTGGAGACGGTACAATTTATAGAGCAAGTGGTTTTTATTTAGTTGGGATTGTTGAAAATACTTCTTTAAGAATAAATCCAAAAACAGGGGAAGCTATACATATTATACAAGCACACCATTTAAAAATAAGTACAGAATTTAGAAAATGGCAACCTTTCCCTGGTAAGCAATTAAAATATGTATATTTGATAGATAAAAGTTGCGAAATAACAGTTCCTATTTTACCTTTTAGCAAAATAGATGAAATGGGTGCTGGAATGTATAAAGGAGAAAAAGTATCTTTGCAAGAAAGACAAGCGATAAAAGTGTAATGGTTGCACAGTTGGCTTCCAGCTAACAGGAGGGGTTCGATTCCACCTTATCGCTCAAATAAAACATTATGGCATATAAAACAGAGGAATTAGAGAAGAAATCTTTAGAGGCTATTGATAAGCACAAATTGTTCTTTATTGAGGATGTGGTAGCGTTTTTACCTTGCGATAAGACTACATTTTACAACCATAAATTGCACGAATTCCACTCAATAAAAGAAGCACTCGAAAAAAACAAAGTTGAGATTAAAACATCAATGCGTTCAAAGTGGTATAAAAGCGAAAACCCTACATTGCAGATGGGATTATATAAGTTAATCGGCACTCCTGAAGAAGCCGAACGCTTGGGTACTACTTTAAAACATACAGGTGGTATGGATTTGGGTATTACTTTCAATGAAACTAAAACCTATGATACTAACGAAGAAGCAGACTAAAGCACTTGATAGATTAGAAGATAACATAACCAGTGAGGTAATATTTGGAGGTGGTGTAGCAGGAGGTAAATCAGCACTTGGTGTTTATTGGATAATAAAGAACTGCTTAAAATATCCAGGTTCAAGATGGTTAATGGGCAGAGCAGTCCTAAAGACTTTAAAAGATACTACCTTAAATTCATTCTACGATGTATGCAAACTGCAAGGTATCAAAGCAGGGCAACACTATGTTTATAACGCTCAATCTAATATTATTACTTTCTCAAATGGCTCGGCTATTTACCTAAAAGACTTGTTTCAATACCCTTCAGATGAAAATTTTGACGAATTGGGCAGCCTTGAAATTTCTGGCGCATTCATAGATGAGTGCAATCAAATAACGGAGAAGGCTTGGAACATTGTCAAGTCAAGGATTAGATATAAGCTAACGGAATTTAATATAATACCAAAGATGCTCGGAACTTGCAATCCTGCTAAAGGATATGTTTATAATAACTTCTACAAGCCTACTAAAGATGGTACTATAAGCGAAAGCAAAGCCTTTATACAATCTTTAATACAGGACAACCCTTATATCTCGGAGCATTACATTAAATCTTTACAGTCTTTAGATAAACAAAGTAAGGAAAGACTTTTGTTTGGTAACTGGGAATACGATGACAACGATAACGCTTTAATTGAATACGATAAGATTATTGATATGTTTACTAACGAGCATATTCCTTCAGGTAAGGGTTACATATCAGCCGATATAGCGAGGTTTGGTAAGGATAATACTTTAATAATGGTTTGGAGTGGATTTAGAGTTACTGAAATTCATAAGCTACAACAAAAGTCTACTACTGAAGTAAGTGCTTACATAAAACACTTGGCTAAAAAGCATTCAATCCCTTATTCACAAATAATAGCCGATGAAGATGGTGTTGGTGGGGGAACGGTAGACCAGGTAGGTTGTAAAGGATTCGTAAAC